CCACCTCTGTAAGTGTGTTAGCTTCCTCGTAAGGATCGTTGTATATCTTACCATCACGTAATGTTATGGAGTTCTCTACGTCTACTACTCTCCTCATACTGAATACCTTGCTGTTTCTCCATCCAGCTTACACTTAATTCTACCGTGCCAGCCACCTTTTAATTTATTCTTAGCTACTACCAAGTGTCTATCTGCATCCCCCTCGTATTCTCCCTCTGTTTGTGGATTCTTAGATATTAACACCATCAAGTCACACTCTGATGCTTTACCTGTCTTGCTTCCCTCTAACATAGACTGATCTACATATATTTTACCTTCTGCCTCTGCTGATAGCTGAGACATCCAGATCACAGCGCAGCCATACTGCTTCGCTATGTTCCGGGCATGGATGGCTGCATCCTTGAGGTACACATGAGAGTCAGCCCCTGTCTTGTTAGCAAACTTGTCACCCATATCTAACACCACTATGTCAGGCTTGTAGTTCTTAACTACAGCCTCAACCCAGTTCATGTCTTTGCCTGTGCTATCAACTATCTTTATGTTGTCGTATACTGGTTTGTACCTAGTAGATGCTAGAGCATAGTTCTCTTTGATTAAGTCCATAGGCATGTTAGATGCAGCGCTGAGATACCTAGCGCCCACACGAGTGTAGTCTTCTTCGTTGCACAGAACGATACACCTAGCACCTTGTCTAGCAAACCCACCCTCAGAGGCAATAAGAGAGGCGTGGAAGCTGGTTTTTCCTGTGTTGGGTCTTGCACCTACCAGAACCAGATGCCCACCTGACACGCCCTCTACTCTTCTCTGTAGGGATGGTATATTAAACTGCCATTTAGATTGTATCTCGTTAGCTACAAGTAGATTGTCTATAGATATATCGCCCCACTCTACTTTTAAGTTAGGCATAAAGTTATCTTGATAGTCAGTCAGTATGTTGCGTAGCGGCTCCAATGTATTCTTCTCACCGTTCACATAGTCGAAACCTAAGTTAGCTACCTCTTCACCTACTACATTCCTAAACAAGCTAGACATAACTTCTTGTGCTACCTCTGAGCACATAGGTGTCTCTTCTCGTAGCTTGTCAAACACTCGCTTGTACGAATCCTTGTTGGCTGTAGTAAGTGTCTCTCTGGTAAAGAACAAACCCTCTAGCTCTGCAAAGGACAAGTCTTTATCAAACTGCTGCATTGCATAGTCTATTGTTCGTTTGATCTTACGTATGTCTTTAGTAAATAGTTTGTCTGGTGTATGTATTCCTTTGTTGTTGTTGTAAAAGTCTTTGCTCATCAGTGTCCGTATCAGGGACAACTCTCCACGTTCCATCTTAAACTCTCCTACCTCTCAGTGCAAAAAATAAACCACCAACCCAAAGTAACACATGCAAGTTATCGTACAGTAAAACATCCAGCAAACTGTCAGGCTCACCTACCCATATCACTCCTGTCATTATACAGCAGATTACCAAGCCACTAAACCTAGTTATTATATCCTCTACCCACGGATGATCTAGGTGTAGGTAAGTGAAGCCTATCAAGCCACCTAGTAGTAGTCCTATACCTGCACCTAACTCTCCGTATGCTGCAAACCACCACACAATGTAAGGCAGATCAAAAGACTCAGCCCCGTCAAGGGTGACAGGAAACTTTGATAACCCTTGCTGTATAAAGATGATAGCCAAAGGTATCCTGAGTAACCAGTGAGACAAACAAAACTCTGGTAACATATTTAGTATTCTATTCATGCTCACCTCCAAACATTCTACCGCTAGTTACATTGTCAGTTGGATTATTGTTGGCTCGTTTGTTAGCCTCTCTGTAAGTCATAGCGGTAATAAATATACCACCGATAAGCAAAGTATGTCCCATGCCACTAATAGCAAACCAGAAAATGTTACCAATCCACAGCGCAAAAATAGCACTCCACATGTACGCTAGTATCTGAAACACTGCATGTGCAGCCATTGGATCTAGCTTTTGTATGTGACGTAAAGGAGAATCTTCTATAGTCATTATGCTATTCCATGCTTCTTTAAATATACCAAGAATACTTACGATACTCAAAGGCACTGTTTTTAATTTATTGTTCATCTCTTATCCTTCTCATTTAGATTCATAGGTGAGTAAACTTCACCGTTATACTGTGAGCCACTCTTGTCAGGCCCTGTTTCTACACCGCTATTACACCCAAAAACAACCACCATTAAAAATAGTGCACTATATATACCGGCTCTCTTTGACCAAAGGATAAACATATCAAACGTTCTTTCTGCCTCTAGCTGCGCTGCCTCTCGTGGTGTCATAGCTTAACTTTGCCCTCTTGCTCATTCTTTAAAAACTGTAGTTGATTAAACTCGTTCTCATCTATGCAGTTTACTGCTTCGATAGGGCCGGGTATATTACCATCGTAGGCCATCATCAATCCTTGTGTATACTTCATTACCTCTTTTCTATCTAACAATGTAGCACGACACTCCATCTCTGTGTTATAAACTGGATTAGTGAACACAAATGTGTCTCTTGTTCCATCCTCATTCCAAGATAAGAAGAACACCATTACAAACCATTTCATTTTAACTTACTCCTATTTATCTTTATTATTACGCTGATCCCTGTACACACTGTAACATATCAGTACAAAAACAGCCAGTACAATTATTAATGCAATAGGCTCAGACATGGTTGTTAGCCTTTGCCTTTTGCTTTGCTGCTTTACGCTCCCAACCTGTCATGGGCCTAACAAACTTGGTTATACCCAAGTGGTCTTGTAGTTTCTTTTGCTTGTAAGCTACGTCCTCCTCTAGCTGCTTACGCTGTGCTTTAGACAAGCTCTTTGTTTTGAGTGAGCCTATCATGCGGTATATCTCTTTAGTGAGTTGCTTCTCACGATTGTCCATCTACAACATCCTCCTTGATGCTATCTAAAATTGTTACTGCTTGTTCGCTTGTTATTTTAAACCACTCGCCTTGTCTCTCACCACACTTGGCAGCAGCCTTGTGTGCTATGCGTTCTAACCTGCCTCTGTCCTGTGTGGAGATGGAGTGTATTAGATCGTAGTCACGCATAGGTGAGCTAGTTTGGTAGCCGTTAAGCCTGTCCTCTGCATCAATAGCCATGCCAATCTTGATCCATTCAGGCCAGGCTGGGTTGCTTATTGCGTACACATGTCCTTCTCTTACACGATTACCCTTTTGTAATGCAGTAAAAGCTGCTTCACCAAAAGATTTATAATTTCCTGGTTTGTACAACGGATGTTTGCGTGATATGTACTTGCTATTAACGTACATATTTAAACGATTACTTTTTTCATTAATTTTATTGTGGCAATCTATACACCTATAGTGATGGTTGTCCATCATAGATTTTAGTGTATTATCTTTTGTAAGCACCACGTTACATAGATTACAGTGTTTTATTTCTTGCATGAGCATCTCCTTTGTGCTTCTGCTTACGCACTGGTTTGGGTTTCTTCTTATCAGGTATCACCTGTGGTCGGTACTTGGGTTGTCGTAAATCCTTCGCCATCGGGTTGCTCTTGTTTGCCCTTTCTCTTTGCTTCATTAATCCATCTCCCCAAAAAGTTTACATCCTCATCATCCTGATACTTTATGTCATCGCGTAAACGTATGGCTCTAGTAGGTATGTCGCACCAAGCCTCTATCTCTTTGCGCATAATTAAAGTTTTACGCATGGCGTCAGGATCAAGCGCAACAATAACATACCTTGCATCTTCACTCAAGCATTGTTTGTGTGCATCAGTCAAGTTAGTACCCAGTAGTGCGAAACCAGTAACACCAGGCCATACTTTTGCTACAGTGATAGCACTAATGACATCCTCTACTAGTACGAATACACTGTTAGCTACACCGTAGCAGTATTTAGCGTACTCAGCAGACTTACCGTAGCGTAACCATTTGGGTACAGCACCCTCTAGTTCCCTGCCAATAGCATCCACAAGTATACCATCCTGATAAAGGGGAAAAACTGCACGTTTATCTTTAACATCGTACAGTAACTCTATGTTTTTTAAGGTTTCTGCGTACATGCCCTGCCAGCGCATACGAAATCTGTTTAAATATCTGTTGTTTGCAGGGCTTACTACATGTTCTGGATAAACAAAGGGTTCTATCCTATTGTTTATATTACCTGTTTCTATAAGTGGCTTGATAAAGTAACTGCTCATTTCCTCTGCAGTCATACCATAGCTGACACTGCCTCTGGCATCACACGATAGTTTGTAGCAGTTGTAGATTATCTTACCGTCACGCTTGGTAGCAGTGAAGGTATTCTTGCCACCACATCTGGGGCAGTCACCTCTGATGTTCTCACCTTCAGCTACGTCTAGTTTGTCCATATCAATAAGCATCTTTTATATCCTTTAGCATCTCTCGTACTGTTGCTTTAATATTTTTATTTAACTTTGTACTTTTTCTTAGGTTTTCTGTAGCGGTAATTATTTGTAAGTTTCCACTCCAATGTGGGCCTCCCTTGCTAATAGGCCACATATGATCGACGTGATGCTGTACACCTGTTGCTTTAGTAAAGATGTGACACAGTTTATATATCTGACGCAAGCGTTTCTTTTCTATAGGGCAATCACGCACTTTTATAGGTATCCGTTTGTGTTTTAATGCTCTGTGTCTAACAACATTTGCGACATGCTTCTCTTTATTAGCCTTACGCCAAGCACTCGTTTTAGCTTTTATATTTTCTTTTTCAGCTTGATAGTAAGCTCTTTTTTTAGCTCTTATATTATCTCTGTCAGCTTGATAGTAAGCTCTAACTTTAGCAGTTATCTTCTCTCTGTTAGCTTGATAGTAATCTTTAAAGTAACCTCTCCTCTCCGTATACTTGCGTGGCATCACTCTTTATCCTTTCCTATATTAGCTGTAACTGTTCAGGGTCTTCGTAAATATCTTCTAACTTGGAGTGTAGCACATCTGAGAACTCAATATCACAAAAGTTACCACAGTCAGGCATAATCATCTTTTGATGTCTACCTGCGTCTGGATCAAGCTCATCTAAAAACACATTACGTATGCAGCTATTGCCAACTAACCTCTCTGCTTCAGCCATCTTATCAAAGTGTACTGGAAAGTCTTGACGTATTTTATTCCAATATCCTTTGCCACCTTTGACACACCCAATACAATTATTATTGCTGTAGCCTAGCTCATACATCTTAGGTCTACGTATCTTGGCGTGTCGCTCAAGGTAGTGTAAACTCTCTGGTTTATTCATTTTGTTATCAATCAAGGGAAACAAGGGTTTTGCGTCAGGATATTGTTCTTTAAATCGTATCGCTCTGTTTATCTCCTTCTTGCTATACTCAAAGCCAAACACTTGCCCATCGTAATCTAGTTCTTTCTCTAGTCTTTGCCGCACACGCTTCTTGAGTATAAGTGTACACCTAGCACCACCGGGGCCATTAACGTATTTATCTTTTGTTATAACATCAAACTGATCCTTGTACTTTTCTGGCGCACGTTCAACGATAATCTCTCTGTTGTACCAATCCTCACATTCTTTTTTAAACCTAGCGTTGTCAGGGTGTGCGCTATCAATTGCAAAGTATATAGGCATAACATTCTTGACGCCATGTTTGTCTATAGCTAACTTGGTAGCCACCGCACTTGTAACTCCTGCTGACCACCAAGCTATAATCATAACCACTCATCCTCTCTATAATAAGCTGCACGATATGGGTCTGCACTAGGTATTTCTTTCTCCTCTTTAAATGCAGTGCGCTGGGCTAGTGCTTCTGCCGCACCAGTGTAGGTGTGCTTGATGTATGGTGTCAGGCTGTTGATGTTAGTGTGACCAGACACTTGTTTAATCTGTGTTATATCTACACCAGCCTCAACCATTTCAGTTATAGCAGTACGGCGCAGATCCATAGCTGTAAGTTTTCTAGGCAATTTCC